GATGATTGTGTAATCACAATGGCTTCGTCATCAAACCTATCATACCCTGATACCGGAGCGAATATTTCAGTATTCGTTTTAGGAACTAATGGCAATCCTACCTGTATCTCATGAAAGTTTTGGTACTTAACTAACTTACCATTAATGAAAAAGTTTAGTGACTGATAATAATCAATGTAAATACGACTGATTTGTTTTTCAAATGGTGAACTTGTAGCACTAAAAAACGGGTACATAGGCTTAATTTCGACATCATAAAGCAAGCCAATCTGCACTTGACCTACAAATAGTTCTGGGTTGTTAACTTCGATAGTACCATCTTCTACCGTATATTGGCCAAAGTCCTGTTTTTGATAAATTACTTGCACCAAATAACCATTTAATCTGTCTAAACCAGTAACTATACCCTCGGCATTCATTAAGTAATTTTGCGCACTATCAACATAAACAGCAGTATCAAATCTTTCAATAGTGAACTGCTCAGTTAAATCATAGTACTTTAATAAATAAACAAAATTATTTACCGTACAAATATCAATTAGCTGAACATCGTTTTTGAAAACAATTGGAGTTAATGCCGCTAACTTTATCTCGCTAGCAAATTGCAGAGCAGTTAAAGTATCGTCACCCTCGTTCATCAAATAAATAAAATTATCTTGAGAAAAGTCTGTCCCGCGCAATAATGCCCTAGCAAATGGGTTCTTCATCAAATGCTGGCTTTGAGGTGCAATGTTAGTTGATTGATAAGCGAGTCCTACACCGGTGAAATGAAAGTTTATCGCAGCTTTGCCGGTCTTTTGAACAAAATACGAATCATTTAAGTAGGTCTGCGGCTTCAGCGTGCTTGATGAACCATAGGACGATTGCTGTCTAATAGAGAACGTACTCGGCGTGAGTCCAATGTCTTCATTTTGCGGACATGCAAACTCAAAGTTAGTAGTAAATATTTCAAGCTGTTTTCCTCCGTTTAACCACAATATTGAACCTGCATTTGTCTGTCCTATGGTGTAAATAATAGCATCCGTATCTTTACCTGTTCCCACGTCAAATGATACGGGCTGATTAAGCTTAGAGCCAAATACTGTGTTAGGTAATAATGCCGTATTGCCAAACCATAGTCTATTTTGAAAATAAAGGACTTTAGATGGATATCCCAACCCATAAGGATTATCCAACGCATTAACCCAGGCTGGTTGTCTAATCGCGTACTGTGAACCAATAGTGGCTGGCGTTGCTACATCAAACGCAATCTGTACCAGAGTCGTGAATGTAACCACATTAGCAACCTGGTTTACAGCCGTTATTATCGCGTACCCGATGGGCGATAATGCTGTTGTACCACCCCCTACTATTTGCCCTCCTAGCCATGCGTTATTATAAGAATTAGGTGGCAAGCTTGTGAATGTTAACGTTACTGTTAATGTTGAACCACTTAATCCTGTGCCGCTTAAAACTACTGTAGCTGCATTATAATTAATCTGATTAAAATCATACGAAGGCAACGGATAAATATCTAAGTACTGAAACGCAAATGTAAGCGGATCGTAATCACTAATATAAATACGGCCAGGAGGATAATTAGGCGATGTTAAGATCAGAGTGTCGTTATCTTGCGAGTAATCAATATCAAATAAATCCGCAGCCGTATAATCCACAGGTATAGCTTGAATAAGATTAACAGTTTGGTCGTTATAAACCACTTGCGCAAATGTGTAATCAATAACATATAAATCCTGATAATCAATAACTGGTGTTTCAGATTCGGGAACTGAGAATACATAAAAAAACTTGTTAGATCCTAATATAATATAATGACGATTATCTTTGTCTACAAACTCATACATTGTTGAGTTAAATACTGCTTCACTGGTCGCATTATATCTAAATGTTGTACCCTTTCTTTTTCGTGCTAAACCAGTAGTACCAACCTCGCAATTTAATAAACTTTGTGCGGCCGATAGATATTCTTGGACGTCGGTTCGCTTCCAAGTAATCTCATCAGTTTCACCTGAATTAAAATTGGTTTGACGCACCATTTTAGACATAAATTAAGCCTTTATTAAAAGTATACATTAATTAAAACACTTAATTAGTGCTAAACATAGGTCAAACGATCGAAGTCATTATAAGGAGTCTGGAAATGCGGATTTAACATGTCATCCTGAACTGATGCCTTAGATATTAGCTTCTCATATTCTTTTTCAAGATATACTGTGAGCGGCACATTGTTAGTAAGTGTCGGTGCCAATTTTGCCGCAGCATAAAGAACAAGCGCCCTAGCAAATAATGGGGTATAAACTTCAGGAGCAGCTTGGTTAACAATATAGTAATAACCAACAGGCTTTACCTGTGCTAATAAATATCCATCAGCAAATTCATAAATAGGCCACTGAGAGCCTGTATTTTGAGACCTGAAGAATCGTCCAAAATCTGTCGGCACTTGATACGTGTATTGATAGTCAGGTGAAAAGTTAAAAGTAAGCGGAGTATTATCAAGTATAAACTTTACCAAAAATGACCAGTTTGATACCAAATATAACTCGGGTTCTAATTCATAAATCTTTGCACTAGCTTGTTGGGCGTCGGGACTCTCATCGATAGATGCAACAGATAATCGTCCTAATTCAGACAATGTTCTGTTCACCAATTGTAAATGAGTAGGCATCAACTATCCTTTAAAATAAGGTGCCCTTAATTACAAGGGCACCAACTATACTTAACTTAGTAAGGAATAAAGAAATATATTTTCATGTTTCCGTTCATTGCCCCAGCGTTGTTATTAATCAAACTAATAGTCACAACTCCAGAGCCAGGAGGTGCTGCTATCACACACTCAATATTTTTAGTTGTGTTGTCTCCATATTGCAACGTCAATTGAATGTTACTGTTTGAAGTCAAGAAACTATTATTCAGTGTGAACGTATAGGTAGCACCGGCTGCCGTCGTTAACGTTCCTGTTTGAATAACACCAGATTGCTTGTTGATTGTAACCGCATCAGCAGACAATGTTTGCGGAGTTGTATGATCGAAAATAATCTCACTGGCCGCCTGCATAGTGCTTACACCGGATGTAGATACGACCGATGTTCCTGGCGCTCCACCATCAACCAATGTCCCAGCCGTAGATCCGGCAGCAATTAAATGACCCGCAGTAATCGTTACGGGATGCTGCGCTATCACCGGAATAGTACACGAAGCTGTCGCTGGATCGACTAAGTAGCAAGTCGTATCCTGCGCAAGCGCTGTCGGCGACGTGATTATAATCCCGTGAATCAGTGATGCTTGACACGTATGCGCTAGATAGCCCGCTGAGGTTGTACTATAAGCTACAAACCCACCAGTGCTAGCATAAATAGCATTTCGAGTTTGCAACGTTCCGTTAATGCTATACTGAGCACCATCCGGTTGTTTGCCTATGGTGCCGTTAGTATTAACAAAGCATCCCATATCCCCACCGTTGATTGTGGTTGATTTATCAACCATGGCAACAGTAGTCAAAATAGGATTTGATGGAGCATATCCTAAATCCTCTAATCCTCCGATATTATCTGCCCAGATAGCAAAATGTCCTGCTGTGACTGGTAGAACAATAGAACCCCCGCCACTCAAAAGCAACAGAGTCCAATTTGTACCGTCGTAATTAACTTGGAATATCCCGAACACTGCTTGAAGGTCGGTATTTAGCGGAAATGTAGAGGTATCATCATAGTTAATGTTGATAACATCATTTGCTTTAACAATACCCGCAGTTCCTTTATCGTCCATATAACCAACGGCGATGATATCATCCAGTGCATCCACGGTGCTGCCAGTGAAGATGCTAGGTGCGGTACTAATATTGCCCTCAGTAATAAGGGCAAAAGTTTCAAAATTAGACATGATTATTCCTTATGGGTTAGCAACATATGGGTTGTCAGTTTCAATCAAAGCAATACCGTTATACTGAATAACGTTTGCACCAGAAGTTAAAACAGTTAACAATTCCCATCGGTCATTTTGCGGCACCCATGTGATGCTAGTTGATACGTCTCGGTTGAAAATCTGAACCATAGAATCCATATGAACCAGCGGCACCAAATAAGTATCAGTACCAGCGGCGGAGGTGAATGGAATCGTGTTGATACCATTAGCGCCCAATGTACGAATATCAATACCTAGATAACTAGACAATCGGTTATCAACCAATGGACGCACATCGTTGTAAAATATATTTACAACTCGCTCGTCATCTAACATTGATTGTTTGGTAATAGCTGGCAACCATAACGAACATGCGTGTTCCATCACGTTCACGCCTTGGTTTTCAAGATAAGATAAAGCTTGTGCAAGTTTGCCTTCGTTCATACCGGTGTTTACACCCACAGTTTTATCAACAGTGAAAAGAGTGCCAAATCCAGAGGACGTATATAGAGCGTTAATTTTGATATAATCGACCATTCGCGCTGCTGCCAAAGCATGTAACTTTGCATGGTCAACAATTTTATCGTAAGCGAATAGAGTTTTTTCACCACCACCGATTACCGTTTTAAGCGCGTAGTTATAGGGAATAACCATAACGTTAGTCGCATCTACGGGCGTAACGGGAATGTCAGTTGGGGCAAAAGTTTGGTTTTGCATCTCAATGATGTCAGAAACAGGAACGTTGGTTGCTTCACCCGTTGTTCCGTGACGTTCTTCAATTGTGTCTGCTAAGTACTGGCTATTTTGATAACGAATTGTTACTTCAGTATCGAATAGCTGCGACGCGGTTGCTAGATCGATTTGATCGGCCATTTTATGAACCTCAATAGTATAAACAAATACACGCGATTAAGCGTGTGCCTATCGATAACTATTGGGTTGCGGATGAACCGGCCAATATTATGTTTGATATCAAGATGAAAGGTTGCCTTATCGGGCTTTCATCAAGAGATACTGCCTATTATGTGCTTTTGTTTTGTTTTGTCAAATATCTATATATTTGGACAGTTTATCATGGATTTAATTTGCTCAAAGCGTTTTGAATAAATTTCAAGATCTTCGCCAAAGCACTCTTCAAATTCACCACTATCTGTAACAATCTTTATCACGTAATAGCCTTCACTATGAGCGCTATCATATCTAGCTACAATATGTCTTATGCGATTAATTGGAATTAATACGGCATCCCCGCGATAGGTAACAGTCTCTAAAAACATTGTTCCTCCTGTTTATAAAATGGCGCCCCCAATCAGGTCATCCCTAGGATCTTATATGCGCAAGACTCACATGGTGGCATAAATAGGTATAAATTATACCTTTATTATACTGATCATATACCAATTTCCTAATCTTACTGATGATTAACGCCATGCTTTCCAGATATAGGTGGGATAGTCTAGCGCAAATCCAATCAAACTATTTATAAATCTTAAAAATGAATGGTAATCCCCGAATGAATTTTCAGGACTCATTGCTTTAAATTTTTCCGGATCTTTCTCTAA